TCACTTTCATCTCCGGGTTCGGCGTCGTTGATCGTAGTAATCTTCTCTGCCTTGGACTACAAGTTTACCCAAGGTTTCCATTACAGTGAGAATGTCTTCAGTAGAGGCATCAGGGATGCGGTCTCTCACATAGTTATACTTGGCAAAGAACTCTTCACCAAAATCCATGTAGTCTTCAACCGTGATAGGATGATTCATCGATAGTTGTTTCTGTACTGAACTGCGTCTTTGATAGAGTTATACTCTGATGACTTTGACATCTCGTCGGCAACAAACACTTCGTCGTATCCCGACCTTTCAATAATTTTTTGGCGAATTTCTAATTGCTTTTTCTCTTTCTGAATCCTACGCAAGAATGCATAGTGAATGATCTGAGTAAAGTAGGCAAATGGATTCTTGGACTTCTCAGGATTGAAGTTGTTGATGTATTGAACACAGTTCTCAATCCCATCACAAACCATATCGTCCTTGAACATGTAGTTCACGAAGTTTGGTTTGTATGAAAGGTGGGTGGCAATCTTCAAAAAGCATTCACCGAGATAATTCGTAATACGAGGTTTCGGTTTACCAAGTGCTTCAGCATCGGAAATATCCTGCTTGTAGGCAATGATTGCAGCAAGAAACTCTTTGTTGTTTACATAATGTTCAGATCGTTTCCTTGTCATTTGTGTGGGTTTTCTTGTACAAATTATAGCACAGCTTGACAGAACTGTCGATTGTCTGTAGAATCACTCTGTTAGGGTTGAAGAGAAGACTGTAGGTTAGCTTTGAGTATCTTTAGAAGCATCCTCTGCTGTATACAGTGACTCAAAGGATTCTCTTGCTTTATCAACAGTGTTTATGAATCCCATCTCCTTAGTGAGATCAGGATGTTCTCTAGTGAAACCACTAGCAATAATACTTCTATAGGTATTGATTACATCTTCATCTTTGATTTCAGAGATAGTAATAATACGATCCATATCTACAATAAAAACATCTTCATCAGTCAATCTCATCCAAGGTTCAAACTTATACCCCATGGGTATATTCGCTCCTTTGGAGCGAATCTCTTCACAAATGATAGGATTATCTAATATCACTTTATCGTCATCGTCTGCAATTACCATTACAGAAGACAAGATCTCTTCACCAGACACCAACTTGATTGCTGCGATGAACTCATCGTACGGGTTGTCAGAGTTTGATTTGAATGATGTCATAGTTGAACTTCTCTTCGTTATAGTATTTGATTCGTTCGATAAGATGGTTCAAGGTGTAGTTTGATTTTTGACCCTTCTTACAATCATCTGCTATATCGTATAGAGTTGCATTCAATTTTGAATCACTCTTACGCAGCACCCTCCCGATTGATTGAAGTGTTCTGATGCGAGACTTACTAGGTGATGCAAAGACCACGTTATGTAAGTTTTTGATGTTGATACCTGTTGAAAAAGTACCGAAAGAAGCGATAATTATAGCGTTGTCCTCAGTCTCTGCAATAGATCTAACTGACTCTCGCTCTTCTACGTCCACTCCACCGTGGATAAAGAATACCTTCCGGTCATCTTTATTTATGAGGTCATATAGAACCTCCCCATGTGCGGCAACCCGACTAAAAAGGATGAGGGTATTACCCTTTAGGTCCAGTGCAAGGTTTTTGATGAAGTTGTTTCTCTTCTCATGCCCAATCAGATACTGTACCTCCTCCTCGTAAGTATCAAATGGAGTCTGCTTATGTTTTAGCAGTAAAACTTTGATACTCAACTTTGCTAGGTAACCTGCATCCTGCAGTTCCTTGGTGTTGACAATCTTATATGATGGACCAAACAATCCTTCTAGCACCCACTTGTGAGTTTGGGTTCCATCTAAGGTGCCAGTAAATCCATACCTATATCTGGTGTCATACATCTTTGTCATGATGCCTACCAGTGATTTTGATTTGAAGTTGTGTGCCTCATCTCCAATGACAACCTCAAACTGCCTAAACCACTTTTTGTCAAGCTTGTAAATTGATTGCCAAGTTGATATGATTACAGTCTTGTCGCTGTTCATATCCTTACCGCCATAGATTCTATGACACTCGTTCTGAGCATCCAATCCATAATCATCGAAGTCCTTGTACATCTGTTCCACCAAGGATGTGGTAGGAACTATGACCAAGATCTTTCTTTTGTGGGCAGCATGATACTGCACAACAGCGTAGATCATCAAAGACTTGCCCGATCCGGTCGGAGATATGATCAGTCTTCTCTTCCTCTTGAGGGCGTCGTAAACCCCCTCTACCTGGTAGTCCCTAGGTGTATGCTTGCATATAACACCTAACCAGTCTTTGACGCCCCTGTGGGATATACCTTCATCTTCTTGGTAAGGCAATCCATAATGCTTTGAGTCCTCAAATTCAAATGTATAATTATATCTCTTACAAAACTGACAGAGTTTATCTAATAATCCTACGTAGATCTCCCTCTTCTCAATGTTGAATAATCTAATCTTACCGTCCCAGTATTTGCTTCTATACTGAGGCATAAATTTTGCACCAGGTACCTCGAAGGTAAATTGATCCTGGAGTTCGTGTTGGATATGTGGATCGCAGTCTACTATTAGATATACTTCGTTCTTCTTTTTGATAATCAGATCAGCCATAACCGGAAGTGAATCTTCTCCACTCAATCGCATTTTTTATTTGATACGAACGATTCGTCACCTGCCTTAGAATCTCTTCTAAGTATTTCAGCATCGAATCGAAGTATTCAATTTTCAGTCGTACTTTGGATAACTTCTCATCAGACTCAAGATATAACTTGAGGTCATCCTTGTCCCTGATCTTATAGGGAAATGGTTCTGCTTCGTATACGGCAGCAGTTGCCTTTCCTGTGTAAAATTTCCTGCGATCTAATAGTAACGAACTGTAAGTTTGTTCGTTTTGCTTTCGCATCAGCAGTATAGTATTATATATCCCGTAATATTTGGCGTGTAATTGAGGCACCTTGAGAGACTCGGTGTCCAATTCATCAGGGTTGATGATTGCATCCTTAGTCCACATCTCTTGGATGTTTTCAAGACTAATTGGATTAGACTTTCTTTCCATTGATGTCAATCATATCAAAGATAGTATACTTGAAACTCACCTGTGCTGTAAAGTATCTCTCCTCAGTTTCAATGGCACTAAAAGGAATGCCGGACAAGGAGACAGGGAACATATCCCTGAACTTGATCTTACAAGCAGGGTTGTAATCACTATTCAAAATAATTAGTGTTCCATCAGAACGCTCATTGAACGGAGCATCTTCTGTCGGATAGAACCTACTATTCCTTTTTAGGTCTTCGTACTGCTGTAGAGACTCAGGGAATCCCAGTCCAGTAATCCAATCATAGATCTGTAAGTAGTTCTCGCAGTCTTCATCAACCATGAATGACAGGTTGAGATCACCGAAAGTCAACTTCTCCCCTGGTGTGGGGATGTCTCTAAGATATGAATGCTGAACCGCTACTCCTAATTCAATCTCAGGAATGTTTGCCTGGTTGCAATAAAAACTAACCTTAGGGCAACGATTCAAAATAAAATTGAACCCAACGATACTCAGGAAGTTCCTGTTCGTGGGTTCATTTAGTTTATATGGAGGAGTGGCACCTCTGACTCTGGTCTCCAAAACCCAATAGCAGCAACGAGCTATTTAGAAGCGATACTCTTCTAGAATATCGAGGACACGATTCAACATGGTGTGTGCTCCCTCGTGCCACTCATGATTCCTAGCACTCCAGGAACCATCATACAATTCTTTTTTTAGTTTGAGGACTCGACAATTGATCTCATCTTTCCTCAATCCGTTCTTAGGCATGCCAACGCTTCGTCTTTAGATAATCTAGAACATCTTCACGAATGTCCATCAACTCATTATAGCAAAGTTGATTGTGGGCACACTGACGCAGCATGTGATCAGGTTTCAGCACGCTCTCAACAAACAGATCAAGACCCCGGTTCCACTTGATTCTCTTGGTCTCGGGTTCCATAATGACGTTTTGGTCCTTCATGAATTTTGTGTTGGTACGAGAACAGTATACACTATCTATGGGCAAAAAAAGACCCCTCTTGAGGAGGGGTCGGGTCCTACATCACAATAAAATTTCTTTGCATATGCGTTTGCATGCACTAGACTCTTGTTCACATTCAATTAGACATTCGTAGTAGTCATTGATTTTGTCGTCTTCTTCCTCTAATTGCTCTATTCGACACCATTCAGTCAACTGATTGTGCGAAATTATGTTATGCATGTAAAGATAGGTCGGAAAGACATATGATGTAAGGGATTTGAACTTTTCATTTCATCACAACCTCTCGCGACTGCACTATCTATACAAGTTTGTTTTAGTTCACTAACATTTGTAATTTCTTTACAAGACTAAACGTCTACTGTTTTGGGTGGTACGAAATTACCAGGAGGCGCTGATGGCATGTTGTATTTTTTCTTCCAATTGCCTGAACCATAATCGATTTTCAACTTACGGTCAACAGGTGGTTTGGGAGCATGGTCTTGTCTTTCCCGACCAGAGTATGCTTCTCTGAATTGCTTGAAAGTTTTCATCGTTTTGAGATAAAAAAAGGGAGTCCGAAGACTCCCTGTAAGGTATGTGAACCGAGATCACATGAGGTTTTGGACCTTGACGCGACGGTAGTAGCGGTTGGAACCAGCGGTGATACGACCAAGACCCTGTGTGGTGCCTTCGGCGTAGGGGTTTGCAACCATGCCGTAGCGAGTCTTGAAACCGATTTTCGGCTGGAAGGTGTCCTGACCAACGGCGCGAACCATTTGCAGGGGCACGTAAGGGCAGTAGAACAGACCGGCGTCATAAGGGTTAGAACCCTTGTAGCCCATCACGTAATACTGATCTGCACTCAGGTTGGCAGCAAACGGGTCAATGAAGACGCGATAGCGACCGTTGAGGGTACCAGCGAAGGTGTTGCCGGTGTCATCAACGTTCATGTTGGATGACAGGGCGGGGGTGTAGTCCAGTTGACCAGCGGCGGTCAGAGCGGAAGCAACATCAGCGGAGCAAAGGATGATGTTACCCTTCCCGCGACGAGTCCTTTGGGCGATAGCGTTAGCATCACGCTCCAGTTGGAAGATCATCCCTTTGAACTTCTCAACCATCCAACGACCGTTGCTGTCGGTGTCAAGGTCGAACACACCAGTGGTGGCAGTGTTGGTTTGAGCACCTGCTTCAGCAGACTTGTAGATGGTACGGATGATCTCGCGGTTGATCTCAGCAAGAATCTCAGTGCTGAGGATGTTAGCGAGTTCCGCTTCAGCATCCAGACCGTGGATCGCCTTCAGGTCCTGAGCAAGCTCAAGGCTGTACTCTGCCTTCAGGGCACGTGACTTGGCGGTCACCGAGACTTTCTCGATGCTGAACGCCATCTCACGGAAGTCGTTCGAGGAAGCATCGCCCAGAGCTTCAGAAGCTTGGGTGTTGAAACCTTGTCCAACGGAGTAAGCGTTTTGATCGCCACCGTTGAGGATGGCGGGGTTGCTGCCGCCTTGGGCGGTTGTACCGAAACCGACAGAAGTGCCGCCGTCAGTAGCTCCAGTGTAATCACCTTGATCCAGTGATGCGTTGGAGTTCTGAGCGGAGAACGCCGAATCGGGCTCGTTGAAGAATGCCTCGGTGCCAGACTGGTTGTCATAGCGGGAGCGCATTGCGAAGATCAGACCGGTAGGACCGGACATCGGTTGCACACCAGCGAGGTCATAAGCGACCAGGTTGGGCATGGAGCGACGGATCAGGCTGATCAGCACAGGGTCGAAACCTGCAACAGGACCAGCAGCGGCTGCGCCACCACTAAAACCGGCGGTGCCAGCAGAGTTGGGGTCAGTGTTGACGGTCGGAGGTGCTTCACTCAGGAATGCACGCTCTTCGCGGAGAAAACGTTCTTGGTTTTCGAGAAGTTGAGCGGTTACTGCCTTACGGTGGTTGTCCTTGATAGCATCAAGTCCTTCGGCCTCCAGCAGGGGTGCCCACTTCTTCTGGAGGGATCCAGAATTGAACATTGGGGTTACCTAATTGGTTGGGTGTTTTTATACTATTGGAACTTAGTCAGAGCGTTGAGATAAGCACTCATCGCCGGAGAATGATCTTCGACCAGGCTCTCCTCGCTGCTAACTTCTTGGGACTCGACCACAGGCTTCGCAGCAAAGTACGATTCCTTCAGGGTGGTGAGCTTTTCCCGGTACTGTTCTTCACTTTCAAACTCAACACCTTTAGAGAGTTCCGAGAGCTTGTCTTTTTGGGACAGTGCCAGACCTTCACTTACTTCATCGAGGATGTTGTCAGAAACAGATGCCGACAGTCGCTTAGTCAATGCGACGTTGCTGTCGATCTGTTCATTGAGTTTTGTCTCCATTTCATCAAGCTTGGAAGTCATTGCTTCCAAGACATCATATTTATCTTCAGGGATTTCAACATAATGTTCTTCAAAAAGGGTCTTGAGACCCGACATAAAGGATTCCGAAAGTTCACCTCGGATTCCTGTCTCGACCTGCAACGCATTTTCGTTGATCCATTCGTTTGCAACGAACTCTAGGTATGAATCAACACGCTCGGTCATTTCAGTCTTGAAGCTAGCGATCTCTTGATCGAATGCTTCAGAGAACTGAGTTTCCAGAGTGCTTGCCACTTGATCGATCTTGCTGCGAACTGCAGCTTCAAAGATCGTAGCGGTCTTTTCTTGGAACTCGGCAGAGAGTTCCTCGCCTTCGAGGAGAGCGGCGACATCATCGGCAACGTCGATGACGATTTCGTTCGTCTGCTCTTCTTCAGTAACAACTTCCTCTTCGGTAGCGGGGGCTTCAGCAACCACCTCTTCTTCAGATTCAACCTCTTCACCGTAACCGGTGCTCTTCAGAGCAGCAGGTCCAGGGAGTTGTACTTTGCCAGCAGCACCTTTACGCCCAAAATGGGGGTCGCCTGCTTGTGCAAAAGAGGCACCAGGAGTCTTCAGCTTATTGCTGTCGTCTTCTGGTCTGGAGTTAGTAGGAGTAGGTCCACCAAGATCTTCGATCGAGGCGTTGTCCGGCACGTAGTTGGGAGCCTTTGGCATAGGTTCCGCTTTAGACGCACCTTTAGTAACCTGGTTCTCCATTTCATCTAGTGGTTGTTTCGCTTCAGCCATCGGTTAGCTTCCGTAAGTCCTAGTTATTACTGTTATTATTTAGAGTTTTATAGATTTGAAAGGAATTGAGAAAATAGGCGCAACTTGTGTGCCTCAAGAACTCCTTTATCTACAGCGGTATTTATACTCTCTTCAATTGCCGTGCAGGTTTTTTCACGGAGTACACCGCCTTCCCAGACCCACTCTTTTCCTTCCATAATCCCATCTACAAAAGCATCAGGGGCAGATGGATCAGCAACAATATCAGCAGCTGTAGCGAGCATGAAATCTTCCCCGACATAACTGACTCCATCGCGTTGAGTAATAGAACCCATTCCACGAGAAGACACGCCGAGTTTGACCCCTTCGCTAATCAAGGACTCAGCAATCTTACCCATAGGGGTTGAAAGAATTTGAGCTTTGCCAACAAAGTTATTGCCTTCTTGAGTGAGAGAGACAATCTTATGGGATACACGATCCAGATTGATCTGGGGTCCGTCAGGATGACCCAGTTCACCAAGGGCACGACCCTTAGAGGTGAAGGACTCGTTATAGCGAGACACCTCATTGACCATAGTCGCAAGAGGATAGCAACGCTTATTACGATTCACAACCTCTGCTTGGAGGAAGGGACCTTGGATGTAGAGAGTCTTCTTACCGTCTTTTTCTTCGGTAAGAATATCTACTGATTCAATTTCTTCGGAAATTAGTTTCATCCTAGGTTGACCTCGTGTACATGTATCGTGCAACCATCACCAGTTTCTGCTGCCAGTCTTACAATGACTGATTTAGCAACCTCAGCAGTGCCAGTAAAGTCGTCAAGGGAAGCAGTATCGGCATCAACTGTGATAGTTTTTTGGTAGTTGTTTTTGACCTGAGGATCAGAAACAGCAGTTACCTCAACATGTGCCAAAGTGGTGTTGTATCCACTCACAGCACTGCCACTCATAGTAATAAAATCACCGACTTGGATTTTGGTGTCGGGGAAATCAACAGTCAAAACTGTAGATGAACCTTTTTCAACGCTAACAATTTTAGCGTTTGCTGGATGACCATATCGATAAAGGAAACCATTTCCTTTCTCAACATGGAATGAACCCACACCTGCCTGAGCAATAGTGTTGCATACAGCAACGTGACCACTCTTTTTCTCAGAACTACATGCCAAATAGAGCAGACCAGTTTTCACTGAAAAAGCACTGGAGGCAACAGTAGTTGCATCATTACTTGAAAGTTCACCATGGTCAGCTACAAGTTTCAGTGCTTGCATCACTCAGACTCCTCTTCGGTTTCGTCAGTAGTCGTTTCTACCTCA